GTTGCTGTTCTGACAAAAGTTCGTTCTAAGAACAAGGAATTGGTCAGTAATATGATTGATTCTGCTTGTAAAGACATGGGCGTGGAATGTCACGTTATTAATGTCAAGGACGCTTGGGTGTCTAAGAATGATTTGGAAAAAGGAACACTTATTATCTCTAATGCAGATGGTAATGATAATGAAGTAGAATTTGATATTAGTCGAACAGTTTGTTTTGTTCGTGCAGGCGTTTTGGAAGATGAGATTGGACTTGCAATCTTAGGTATCTTTGAGAATGCTGGTGCATTTATGATTAACAATCGTGACGGTATGATGACTTGTGATAACAAAATGTCATCCTATATCTCTTTTGAAAGAGACAATATTCCTGTTCCCAAAACATCTCTTGTATCTAACGAAAAATCTATTGAACACGCCCACGAAAAGATTGGTGGAAAGTTTCCAGTTATTATCAAAACAATTACAGGAACACAAGGTATTGGTGTTTCTATTGTTAATGATTTTCAAAGTATGGTTTCTGTTATTCAATCTCTTTGGAAGTTTAAGGCAGAACTACTCATACAAGAATATTTAAAGTTTGATTACGATATACGAACAATCGTAATGAATGGTAAAATTCTAGCATCTACAAAACGTATTAGACCAGAAAATGATTTTCGCTCTAATAGACACAGAGGTGCAACAACAGAACCACATGAACTTACTGAAGAAGAACGCACGGCAGTTCTTGCTGCAGCTCGTTCAGTGGGTGCATATATTGTTGGTGTCGACCATGCTTTGGTTAATAATAACATTTATATTCTAGAATGTAATGGTAGTGCAGGCATTGGTTCTAACTTTGGAATGTATGATATTACAATGGAAGAATCTGATGAGAATGATTACAAAGGCAAAGCAAAACCAGTAGAGATTGTAAAGAAGATGATTGAGTATATCTCATCTGCACAGAACCGTAGACACTCTTTCCCAACAGAGGCAGGATATGTTGAACGCATTGATATTGATGGTTACGGCCCAATTCGTGCTAAGTTTGATACTGGTAATGGAACTAAGGCATCTCTGTTTGTAGTAGATGAATTAGAAGTTAAAGGTAAGAAAGTTTTTTGGGGTAAAGATGGTAAGAAGTTTGAAAATAAACTTATGGGAATATCTCACCCCGCCCATGTAGGCAAAATTGATGAACGCCCAATAGTTCATTTGGATGTTCGTTTCAATAACAAGTTATACACGGATGTTCCATTTGGACTATCCACAAAAGATTCTATGTCAACTGTTCTTATCAACAGAGAACTATTGACTAGATTTAAAGTGTCTGTTAATCCTATTAGACGATTTGTTTTGTCCGATTGGATTAAACGGGCTGAAGCAAATGACGATGATGGTTAATGAAAGGAATAAATTATGCTACTTGATGCAGTCAGAAAACACGCTGAAGGACACATTGCAAAACACAAAGCGAATGTTCTTGTCTATCTAAACAATCCAGCAGGGATTGGAGAACACTCAGACATTATTGATGCCGTAGAACATGAACTAATGGAAATGGCAAAGTATAATGACCAACTAGAAATGTTGGATGAGTATTTCGCAAAAGAAGAACAAACACAATACACCCTTTTCTCTTGACATTTCCCCCTAATGGTGGTATATTTACATAATGAAGTTTTACACACATATCGCCCAATGGGGTAATCAATTACTTGTTCGTGCTGTAGAGAATGGGGTTCGTAGTAACTACAAAGTTAAATACGAACCCACTCTCTATGTTCCTGTTCAAAAAGAAACAGGTTGGAAAACATTGGAAGGCAACAATGTTGCTCCAATGAAATTCCTCACTATCAAAGAAGCAAAAGAATTTGCAGAACAGTACGAAAGTCAACCTCACCTCGTGCATGGTTTGACACAGTTCCCCTACACTTATATTTCAGAAACATATCCCAATCAGATTCAGTTTGATAGTTCGCAAATGCGTATTGTCACTATTGATATTGAGGTGGAGTGTGAGAATGGTTTTCCAAATGCCGATAAGGCACTTGAACCAATGCTTGCAATTACAATCAAGAACCATGACACTGGACGTATCAAGGTTTGGGGATTACATGATTACAAAAACACAAGAGAAGATGTTCAATACATTCAGTGTCAAACTGAACGTGAACTTCTAGCACAGTTTCTTGCTTGGTGGGAAAGTGACCATCCAGACATAATCACTGGTTGGAACACAGAGTTCTTTGATATTCCCTATATCTGTAACCGTATCAAATCGGTAATGGGTGAGGATGCAATGAAACGTCTATCGCCTTGGGGTGTTGTCAACTCTCGCATGGTGAATTCTGGTTATGGTAAGAAAGATCAAGTGTATGATATTCTTGGTGTTGAAGAAGTTGACTATCTACAACTCTACAAGAAGTTTACATATACTGGACAAGAATCCTATCGCCTCGATCACATTGCATTTGTTGAACTTGGCGAACGTAAGGATGAAAACCCATATGAGACATTTCGTGATTGGTACACAAAAGACTATCAGTCGTTCCTAGACTATAACATTCAAGACGTTGAACTTGTCGATAGACTTGATGACAAGATGAAACTTATCGACCTCATTCTGACTATGACGTATGAGGCAAAGGTAAACATCTCTGATTCATTTACATCAGTTAAGTATTGGGATGTTCTGATTTACAATCATCTGCTTAAACGTAAGATTGTTATCCCACAAAAGATGGGGCATAAAACTAAGGGTGAAAAGTATGTTGGTGCATATGTGAAAGAACCACAAGTGGGGCAACACAAATGGGTTATGTCTTTCGACTTGAACTCTCTGTATCCACACTTGATTATGCAATACAACATCTCACCAGAAACTTTGATGACACAAGTTGCAGATGGTATTGATGTTGATTATATGCTCGCCACAAAGAAACTACCACACATTGATAACGTAACTATGACACCTAACGGTGCAATGTTCTCAAAACAACATCAAGGGTTTCTGCCTGAGATGATGCAGAGTATGTACAATGATAGAACCATCTACAAGAAAAAGATGCTTGAGGCAAAACAGAAATATGAGGATACGAAGGACGCTAAATACTTAAAGGATGTTTCTCGTTTCCACAATATTCAGATGGCGAGAAAGATTTCACTGAACTCTGCTTATGGTGCGATTGGTAATGAGTGGTTTCGGTATTATGATTTGAGAATTGCAGAAGGTATTACAACGTCTGGGCAACTATCCATTCGCTGGATTGAGAAGTCTCTGAACTTGTATCTAAACAAACTTCTGAAAACTACAGGAGAAGATTATGTTATTGCAAGTGATACGGATTCGGTTTACATTACTTTTGACAAACTGGTTAATAGCGTGCTTGAAAAGAGAAAAGATGAATCGGAGGATAGTTATCGTAGCAGGGCCGTTGACTTCCTTGATCGAGTTGCTCAAGAGAAGATTGAACCTTTTATTGATAAAAGTTATCAGGCTCTTGCTTCGTATGTAAACGCATATGAACAGAAGATGCAGATGGCACGAGAAGTGATTGCAGACAAGGGTATCTGGACTGCAAAGAAAAGATACATCCTTAATGCGTGGGATGTGGAAGGTGTTCGTTATCAGACTCCACAACTCAAGATTATGGGTATTGAGGCAGTCAAATCATCTACGCCTGCACCTTGTCGTGATAAGATTAAAGAGGCACTAAAGATTATCATGTCTGGTACAGAGAAAGATGTGAACGACTTCATTCAAGAGTTTCGTGAAGAGTTTATGAAACTGCCTCCAGAAGAGATTGCATTTCCTCGTTCTGTGAATGGTATCGACAAGTGGAGTGATAGTTCTGGTATTTTTAAGAAGGGTTCTCCAATGCATATCAAAGGAGTTATTCTTTACAATCACTTTGTTCGTAAACAAAAACTAACAAACAAATATCCACTTATCCAAGAGGGCGAGAAGATTAAGTTTCTGAATATGAGAACACCAAACCATATGCAATCTGGTGTTATCTCTTTCATAACAAAACTTCCAAAAGAACTTGACATTCACAAGTATTTGGATTATGATATGCAGTTCGATAAAGCATTCGTTGAACCTCTGACATTTATCTGTAACCAGATTGGTTGGAAGATTGATCGTTCTTATGGAACACAAACAACACTTGAGGATTTCTTTACATGATACTAGAACGAGATGATGCGATATATGCCGCTACAAAGTTGATGAACTACTTCAAAGACTTTGGACGGATTGACGATTACTTTCGTGCTAGAAAGATTGAACGTGTACGAAACATTCCGACTCCTTTGCCAGGCATGGGTTTGGAAGATGATATGTTTCAGAACTATGATATGCATCCAGAAGATATGGACTTTAAAGTGATGCAAATCAATAACAAGACTTTTGATGCAATGATTGAAAAGGTTGCATCATTCAGTCCAGATGAGAATCCAGGCAAGACTTTGAAACTGGTTGTTATGGAAACAAACACTAATACAGTAGTTGGTTTCATTCGCTTTGGTTCTCCATTGATTAACTCTAAACCTCGTAATGATTACTTGGGTGGTGTGCCTGATTTGGATATCTTCAACAAACGTGCTATCATGGGTTTCAATATTGTTCCAGTGCAACCATTTGGTTACAACTATCTTGGTGGTAAACTGATGGCGGCAATCTGTTGTTCTCATGCAAGTCGTAGAATGTTAAACGAAAAGTATGGTACAGAGTTTTGTCTTTTTGAGACTACTTCTCTTTATGGCAACATCAAAGGTTCTTCCATGTATGATGG